GTAGTGCTATGGAGAAAATACATAGCCACCCCAGTTGAGGCATCAGTTTTCACTTCGATAGCGTATTCTGATCCGCCCCCTGCGTAACCAACAAACATAGCGTTTGCTGCTGAAGCAGCTAGACTCGTATTTGAACCAACGTCAATTTCATCAATATATGCTTGCCTAAATCTAGTTGCATTTGCACCTAAATCATAAGTTGAGTCTGCTGCAGGTAAAACATGGCCGTTTGAATCAATCCTCATTCTTTCGGCATCTGCCGTACCAAATACTAAAGCTGGACTTGTACCTCCTGTAGCTCCAATCCTAGCCTGTGCTTCTGTGGATCGCATACCAAATACAATTTGCCCACCCACCGTAGTATTAGAATTTGCAGGGTTTTCTAAATAAATAGTAGGGCCAACTGATACTTGCCCATCACTGTCGGTTGCGTCATATGTAGTAGCATCAGACTTTTGTAAATGTAAAAATGATACTGGATCAGCAACCCCGATACCTACATTTTGCGTAAAACTTGTTTCACCTGTACTAGCGATTGCCATAGCATCAGTATCAGAAGCACTCCCTATAGTTCCCCCATCTGGTATAACTATTGAGCCAGACGCACCATTCAAAGTAAGCACACCTGTCGAACTCAATTTCATTTTTTGACTAGATGCTCCAGAAGAACCTGTGCCAAAACTTAATGAAGTTGCATTATTGTCTGCGGCAAAATCACCTTCTGAAATTGCACTAATTTCTGCGGCTATAGCTATAGCATCTGTTCCTGCGGCTTCATCAGGTGCTTGGAAAAAAATTCGTCCTAAATAGTCGTTTAAAGCAATATCTGTTTCGCCTGTTTGCAAATATAAAGTTCCAGGCTTATCGTCCGTAGTGTTAGCGTTTTTAAGTGCAAGCCCCTGGTCTGCTACATGACTTAGTATTGTATCTGCATCTGAACCAAATTTAATCACCGCAGAATCACTGCTTAACAATAAGTCATCGCCTATAGTTACGTCATCGCTTACTGTCAAGTCCTGAGAAATGGTAACTAATCCCGCAGAAGATATGGCTATTGCATCGGTATCACTAGCTGAGCCTATATTTCCCGCATCAGGAATAATTAAATTACCAGCCAGTGTGGTGTTGCCTGTACTTGCTACCGTAATAGCGGTTGTCGGTGCGTCATTATCATTTCCATCATTTACACCAATAACTAACTGGCCTTTCTGATCGTCAGATGTGCCTTCGTGCGATGCTGTTATTTTTACTAACGTCGATTCTTCAGAACCACTTTGTAATCCCTTAAATACTACTTGGGACTCTCTACCGCCAGATGTATCTTCTGATGTTGAATTTTCAAGCGTTAAAGTCGGTGAAGAGTTATAAATAAATGGATTGTCACCACCAGAATGACTACCGCCAATTAACATAAACTTGTCTACTGACGCTTCATAGGCCACTAAGTACACGCCACCACTCGTAATAGAACCCGCTGCTATTGCTGCCCCTGTAGGTGTCACGATTGCTTTAGCACCTACCGAATCAACATTTAATGTGCTGCCAGCACTGGTATTCGTATGGTTTGCTTTAAACATATACGCATCACCAGCTGCATAACTAGCTACTACCCTTGATGCCGCTAAAAGATACGCATTAGAACTACCCGTAGTTGTTTTAGCTCCCTGACAGTCCTCATACCATCTTTTCATTCTGGCGATGCCTTCTCGCCATGTATCATTTACCGTCGATGGGGCACAGCCATTAGCCATGCCATTTGGACTTGCGGCATTATTATCGTCTGCCGTTACAGAATAATCTCGTATTTCTGCCATGACTAACCTCTAACTAAAAATATCTTTAATATCTGAACCTATTCCCGCTGCTTCACCGGCATATGCTAAAAATTTCTCAAAATCACTTAACCCTGGCTCAGTGCGTGATACATCACCACCAAAACTACCACCTACTACATTTAAATATCGTGATAGATTTTCATAAGGATTTAACTGTTCTCGCATAAACATATCATATTCATCTGCTAACTGTTCTCTTTGAAACATTTCCCTGTTAGACCCTACATCAGCTAATCTATCCGCATCAAAATATCGTGATTTTTCTACTTCTGGAACATATCCCAATCCTTTTAACATACGATCTCGTTCTGATTCGTATGCACCACCATATAACTTACGCACCATTTCTTCCATACTATCAGATACCGCTTCTTGTCCACGGCCTAACATTTCTGTCATCATCCCCGAACCATATCGACCACCACTAGCAAATTGTGCTGTTAACCCAGGAATAGTTTCTCTGCGAAATACTTCTCCTAACGTTCGACTTGCATCCTCTGCCATTCCTTTTAAATATGGATTAGTTTCTGGCGATAAATATTGGCCACTTAACGTATCTGATAACATAGATACCGCAGCATCCGATACACCACCGCCACCTCTCGCTATTGATTCCATCATGTCATACGCATCTCGTCTTTCTGGAGACATATCTGGTAACAATGTTTTACCGTAAGTGTCTACCCCACCTTCTCTATAAAGACGCTCTGCCTCATCAGCAATATAATCTAAATCTTCAGAAAAATACGGGGTACTTCTAGTGGTTATAATTTCTTCATCTGCCATTACAATGTCCTCACAAATTCTTGTAACATACGGTCATTATATGATTTAAAAGGATTTCTATCGCCCGTTGTTAATGGGCTAATAAAAGGTTTTGTTCTTGTTCCAAACTCTGTTATTGGCCTAATTCCGCTACCACGAAATTCTGGTGCAAAATCATATTCTCTTTCCAACATACTTAATCCACTGGCTTTTCTAGGGCTTTTAACGCTTGGATTATACGGTTGACTAAAAAAATTCTTTACACCTCTTAATGCCTTTTTAAAAGGATTTTGTTTATACATCCTATTATTTACCGGCAAATTGCGTATTCCTCGTTGGAGAGCAATCTTATTAGCTGTATTAATAAAAGGATTATTTAATACAGCCGTCGTACTCGGTGCTAACGCATTGTTACTTAATGTAGGAATTGCACCAAAACCTGTTCTTCTTGTTGGCAACGTAGGATCTTCAAACGTAGGCAATATTCCATCTTTTGGGGGTTCTTTTAAAGGTTTTAATGCTTCGTTTAATAACCCCATATTAATAATGTCTTTTGCTACATCTTGTCTATTATCTGTATCTGTGCCTGTTCCAGTACCTGTTCCAGTACCTGTTCCAGTACCTGTTTCTGTTCCCGTACCTGTTTCTGTTCCCGTACCTGTCTCTGTTGTTGTTTCTGTGCTAGTTTGATTTGTACTAGTCGTAGGTTCTGATGGAGTCATCCCACTATATTGAGGATATAAACTACGAAATAAATTTAATGCTGTTAAATAATCTTGAGAACGTTCAAAAATTTCTCTAAATAATCGTTCTGCTTCTGTTTCATTGCGTTCTACATCTTGCCCTTGAGTTGGAGCAACTATTTGTTCTCCATCTAATTCCCAATATTCATCACTATATTTATCATCGCCTTTTGGCCTTATTGCATCTAAACTAGCCCTAACCGCCTCTTTATCTGCTCCAACAGTAAACGCTCTTACTGGATTAAAAGAACTAACAAAACTACTTATAAACCCAGGGGATTTACGTTGTTGACCTCGACCCATTTCTCTAAACGCATAATCTAATGCGTCAATAGCAAAACCTGAACGCAAATCGTCAGGTACTTTTCCAGTATCTAAAAACGTATTTAATAACTGTTGTTGTTCACGCATTGATGCTTCTTCAGATTGGGAAGCATAAGCTCGTAAATCTTGATTAAAGTTTTCTCGGTTTTTTTCGTTGGGGTTTTGTTCTGTCGTCCATTTATTAATATTCGACCATATTTGTTCTGGATTTTCATTCCATCCGTAAAAAGCAGTTACCCACCCAGGTTGATCAAATGGAATATCTTTTGCACTAACAAAATGTTCTTGGCTTCGATCAATGTCACCGTCTGCATTAACATGGTAATAAGAACCACGACCAGTTTCTATTCTCTGGCCAGTTTGCCGTGGAGACACATCAGGAATATTACTAATGTTATTAGAACTATACCCAAACAAAAATGGGTTTAAATTATATAATGCTTGTTGTTGTTCTTCGGGTGTCATTATCTAATGCCCCCTGATTTAATATTAGCTCGTACACCAACTGCTTTCTCAAATCCATTAGCAATATCTAAACGTAATCTAATGTATCTTGCTGGTACTCTAAAATTATGTTCGCCAATTGTATTTTCAGTTACACCAGAACCATAGGTAAAATCTGTATTTAATGTATTTCTAGTCGCCATAAATACTGTATTAGTTGCTGTTGCACCTTCTACTAATGGACGCACTCTATCAAGAAATAACATATCCATATCTTCGCCCATAATTTCACCAGTTTCTAATCTGGCTGTTAATGCACTCCCACCAAAAGTTCCCGATTTATGCTCCGTATTAAATACATAAGCGGCTAACTGCCCACCTTTCCATATATCTGCATCTAATGAAGCTGGCAGTGCATCTAATGATGTAGATACCGCATCTAGTCCATCCAACGTATATCCTACACCACGCCCTCCAAATATCATTTCATGACTTACTTCTGCATAACTCCAGTTATTTGTTTTCCAATCATAAATTAATATTTCATCTGGATCGCCATCGCCGTTACAATAACTCCACATAGCTTTTGCATTAGGTACGTCAATAATACCTGTAATTCTATGATATTTAAGGGTATTTGCTCTTTCAAAAAACCATTGATCAATACGTTTATCACCAATAGGCGTTAAACCACCACCAATGTCATATCGCATAAAACCGTCTTGTGAAAGAAAAAATACCGAATTACCGTATCGAATTACACTTTTAGAAGCCGCAGTTCCCATACCTACTGATGTTTCTTTAATGCGAAATACTAATGGTGTACCTACATATTCCATTTCCCAAATACTGCGTTCTTGAAATACAACACCAATATCTCCACCAGCAATGGCCATTATTTTACCGCCATCACCTACTAAATCTTGAAAATCTGATTGGGTAGTAGGAATAGTTCCCCACGACGTTTCATTTTCTAATCCACTCCATTGCAATCGACTTACATATTCAGTTCCGCTATCTATATCACCTAAAACAATAAATCCCCTTACTACGCCTATTTGTTTTGCTTTGGGTGGGCTACCACTTAAATCACCAAATGTACCGCCACCAAAAGTAGCTATCTGAATATTATTGTCACGATTAGTAGCTATAACTTTTTCGCCCCATTTAATAAACTGCCAATAATTTTCACCACCTGTTGAATAAGTAGAGCTACCTACACTTGTCCAAGTTAACGTGCCACTAGAATTAACTAATCGGTATAACTTAGTTGCATCACCACAATACATTTCTGTATTGCCGTCTTTATCCGATAGTGCAATAGCTCCTCTTGCATATGCCGTTAATGCTGTTGTATCAATAGCAATACCTTTAAAGGGCAAATAAGAACTTTCATTAGGTACAACATTTTTAGCTAATGTTACCCCTTTTGTTCCTATATCCGGTAAATCAGGACGAAAATCACCAAATGTGTAAGTAGCTACTGGCATTATGGATTCGCCGAATCTGTTTTAATACCTACTGACCCTTGCGATGCCCTGGGTCTTCGATATGTTTCTGATGCTGTCCAAGCAGACGTTTTATATTGGCTTAACCAACTAGCCGCGGATTGCTCATCTTGAATAAAACGAAACGCATGAAATAAAGACGCACTTAAATATACATCTGGATAACCAGTTAATACAAAATTACTAGTATTACTATCTGATAATGCGGTTACTTGGGGGTAATAAGACAATTCGTATGGATATGCACTATCTGGTTTAACATCAAATTCTATAACATCGGATATGGTATAAAATGATGGTCTACCCGTACCTGACCTATGGTGTAATGATAGTTGCGTAGGGGCTACATATCTTAACACCACAAAATCTGCATCTGATGTTAAATTTAATCTGTACCCTTCTAAAAAATCCGTGGGTAACGCTAAAGTAGATGCACTGGTTGATAATGTGCCAGTAGATCGTTGTATATTGCCACGAACACCGCCTATCTCTGGGCTGTCTGGATGTGCCGGATCACGTTTAATATACGTTTCAGCTAAATCAATAAACTCATCTAAATAAGTAGTTAAGTCGCTTCTCGCTGTCCAGTTTGCGATTGCTGTTTTGAGTTCTGCGTATGTCGTAATTGCCATGTTTTTTTACGCTCCTGTATCCCTTGAAGCACTAAATCTGCATGAACCGAATCGCCCATTAGCTCTAACCAACTGCAATTACTTGTCATTGATTCTTTTTCTGCTAACCATTCTCCTGCATAGTCTAAATGTTTAGTTTCCGAAAAATCCGGTATCCCCGCAGTATAATGTACTAATTTCGGGATTTCATCTGTTTTTTCATAACCAACACAAAAATTCCATTCTTCAGGTAAATTACCTACTGATTCTGCCCATTCAAATGATTGTGGGTTACTCGTTTGATCTTCTATATATTCGGTTGTTAATTTTTGGCATTTTGCATTGTCAAATACCATTAATGACGGCCATTCAAATTGATTTTCGCTTTTACGCACATATACTGAATGTTGACCATTAACAAACGATTGTAACTCTTGTATATCTCCTAACACTAACATATCAGCATCTAAAAATACTGAAATACCCTGATATCCACTTAAAGCAGGACATAAATATCGACTGTAAGTAAAATCGGTTAATCCAGTTCTAGTTATTGGCAAAGCTGGTAATACTAACGGCACTATTGCTACCGGTTTTGATGATCTACGCACTATTGACCAATGTAATACGTTATACGCTACTGGTTGTCTTGGATCTACCCCTATATATATTCTCATAATTAATCCTGTAAAAATTTACCCCGAATCCGATTTCTAACTGCTTTAATTGCCCCTTCTACACCTAATTGTGGCCGTCGATAAAACTCCACCGTTTCCCACCACGGGCAATCACCTTCAACTCCTTCATGCCAATGCGGATTATCATGCACTATTACAAATGCGGGTTTTCCTAATGCTCCGGCTAAATGATAGGCTGTAGTTGGTACACAAACGACCGCATCTAAACAATTTACTAATGCTGCGGTATCTTCATAATCCGGAGACATTGTTCCCCACGGGAAATCATGTATTTTTATTCCGCGTGTTTTTAATAATTCTAAAATATCTTCCGAATAGTCTTTATATTGTAAGGATATAAAATTTACTGGTAATTCTAATATTGGCAAAAGTTGTTCAAGTTCTAATTTTCTATTCCTCCAACCATCGGAACCAGCCATGCCTCCTGTCCACGCTATACCAATATTTATTTTTTCTTTTAATGTCGATAATAAACCTTTCCACATAGCTATTTTTTCTGGAACTAATTGTAAATATGCTCCTCTCGGTTTCATTTCGGACCATTGCATCATTGTCGCCATAGACGTTTGGTGCGTTGCAATAATCGGTTCATTTACCTGTTTATCAAATTGTTTGCCAAATACCTGGGTATTAGGAAAGGTTTTTTTAAATAATGTTTCTAATTTTTTATTACAATTTAATTGGGTGGGTTTAATAGGACACGCACTCATAAATGCTAGTTGATCGCCTAACCCTTGTTCTGCGTATACTAATAACTTTGCATCTTCCTCACCTTGCCACTCCGGTAAACCATAATCATGTTTATCTCTAAAATCAGCATGACCTAATTGAAATTGATAATGATACCAACCTTCTCGCCATTCTCTTTTATGTAATTTAGCAAACGCATACGCAGTATGAGCCTGTGCGTGATGTTCGATATCTAATGATTTTTTTGCCCACTTTTCTGCTTCTGCAAAGTTAAATCCTTGCACATAAGCATTGGCTATTAATCGGTAAATCATTGCTTTATGATTAGGCGGTTCTGTTACTGGCATCATTTTTAATGCCGTTTTTAAGGTTTTTACCGCTTTTTGGGGGGTTTGTAATACGGCTTCTGTCGCACCTAACATCATTAAAGTACGCCAAGTGCGTTTCTGTAATACAGCTTGTTTTACTATTGGATAGGCAAACGGAGCTTTACCCCCGTCTATAAAAAACCGAGCTAATAACACTAATCCTTCTGGATCATCAGGATTATCATAAAAATGCTCAAGCAATGCTGCTCCAGCAAATTTTACGTCTTTATTTTGTAGTGCGTTATGTATATCTAATAATAATTCAGACACGCCCCGTTCCAGTTCTCAAATATGCGTATTCGCTATCGTTCAAGAGTTTTTTTACTTCATTCCATTGATTTTTATTAAAAATATCAATGCCTTTCTCTTTTTTCCATTTGATGATTACTGAATTAGGTATAGACGCAACGTGCCACCAATCATTTTTGATGCCTTGTTTAGAATATTCATTCAATCCTTTAGCTCCACCTACATCATAATTTTGAACAGCTTTGTTCAGATTTAATGCTGGCTCTACGTCTTGCACCTCTGCAATCGTGGTTACATTGTTAACCTCATCATACTCATGCCATGTCTGAGTACGAGTTATAGGATCATAATCTAATAAACGTTTACTCATGCGTGTGTTTTAGACATTTTTCCAAATGTTGCATTTTGTGGCATTTGTTTTAGCCCTTTACTAGAAAAATTATTAGTATTTTTCATAAACTGGCTTTTATTATTAGAAAAGGTTTCTGTCCCTTTTGCTTCTTTATTCCCTTTATAGGTATGTTTTGGCATAACTTAATCCTCTTAAAAAAGGGGGCTTGTTTGACCAAGCCCCATTATTACTACACTTTAGGGGGTTATGATGTAGTAGTTGTATAGATTTTACCAGAAGCTGCTTCGTTTTTAGAACCAAGCGTATATTCCGTAATAATCAAACGTCTGTCGGAATCACCTGTTTTACCAAGGTCTTCTGTTTGAATACCACGAAGATAAGCAACACACCAGTATTCCATATCTAGTGCATATACTGTTCCTGCCGGTTGAAATCTATTAGCAACAATTTGGTGTTGACCAAAATCTGATACATAAATATCAGCAGCCCCAATAATTGACCCAGGAGCTAATCCACCATTAGGTTGAGCATCTCTGTACAAAGTACCGATACCAGCAAAACCTGATGCTATTTGTTTGTTAAAAGACCCTGCCATAATAACCCCAGGATCTCCACCGTTATCCCAACATGACTTCACAACAGATTTTAGGTTTGCTTCTACAAAAGTTGCTGCGGTTCCTGCTGTTGGAGCCGTTCCTGGGACACCAGCAGTGGTCGGAGGAGTAGTCGCATTAGCCCCTTGCTGTACTTGGTTAGTAGATAACCATGCACCTAAACCGGCTAACGTTCTTGCTGTTCCTGCACCACCGGCTGTACCGGCTTGTGCTGAAGTTAATGCAGTTTCCATATCTCTCTTGAGTTCTTTACCTCTTTTGGAAATCTGGTAACTCAACTCATCTTTACGACCCGCAGTGTTTACTGCTTGAAGCGTACCCGTCACTCTAGGTACTTTAGTGGAAATTTGCGTGTAGTTTCCCAAACGAGAAGTAGGTGCTGCGGTATTAGTTGTCGCATCATCACCTTCTATTTGAGCGTTACTAGCAGCAGAAGCCAAAGAGTCTGTTTGCCACTCATATAAAGTCGCTGTAGCAGTTTCTCTTGCTGAATTAGTTAGAAACGGAGTGTCCATAGGACTAATATCATAAATAATATCCGTCAAATCTTCTCTTTGACCAATCGCTGTGTAAGTTTGGTATGAACCTGCTGGTACTGCCATTTTACTTATCCTCTACTATTAAATAGGTTAGAAATTGCTGCGGCTGCATCGTCAACTGAACCTGATTTTTTCAAATTTTGTCGCACTTTATTAGCCGCGTCCTGTTTAATTGCTGCATTAGTTCGTTTTGCTCCTGGCTTTAGGATCTTTTTACCAACCTTTGCTGCTGTTTTTTTACGAACTTTTTTCGTTTGATCTTGTAAATCGTTTAACCGCATCGCGTTTCTGACCATAACAAAAAAACGATGATCGGTTATATTATTTACCTGATCTTCCGAATATCCATTCGTTTTGAGGAATTGACGGATTTTTGCACTCTCTGCATTATATACATTTTCATCATTCCATTCTGGTATAGCGTTTAACAATGCTTTCTGCTCTTTCTCAATCGCTTCTCCCATTGCTTTAACACGCTTATCCTTAAATTCAGTTTGGCGAAGCTCCCAATTTTGGGCTGCTTTGCTTCGTAAATTTTCTAAATAGGCTTGTTTATCAGCAAATTTTTGACGTTGCATCACAAATTGTGTTGGATCTGTCTGCTCTAACGTCTTCCAATCTACTGTTTTAAACTCATTTAGAAAATTTTCGTGTAACTCTTGTAAAAATTCTGCTCCTTGTTGCGAATCTTTTTCAAATTGTTGTATTTCTCTGTTTAACTGGTCTTCCAGTTTTTGTTTTATTGCTACTGTTTCAGATGCAATTTTTTCAGATTTTTCTTTAGACTGCCAATCATCTTTCCATTGTCCAATCGTTATTTCTTTTCTTTCACCGTCAGAACCATTTACTGGTATTTTTAAATTATATAAATCAGCAGCATCTACTTCAATTTGTTCTGCTAGTTGACCCAACGTTTCTACTTGCCACGTTTCTTCAGTTGGTTCTTCTGCTTCTTCAACTTCTTCTACTTGTTCAGGCTCTTGTTGTGTTTCAACAGTTTCTTCTTCTATAACCGGTTCTTCAACTTCTTCAACTGTTTCAACAATCTCTTGTTCTGGTTGTTCCGGTTGTTCCTGCGTTTCTTCTTGTGGCAATAAGGCCGCAGTAATTCGTTCTTCTATACTTGGTTGCTTCTCAGCCATTGTCTATCCTCTAATTGCATCTCTGCCATTTTTCCAGTTTTTAATGTAGTTTCAATTTCTGATTGTATCAAATTAACAGCATTATATAGCTGATATACGTTCTCACGCTCTTTTGTCTGTTCCCAATCAGAATGTTGCCACATTTCCATTAATCTATTTCTAATTAACGTAATGGTTTCATTCCATAACGGATTTTCAATTATCTCTCTAGCAAATATTGATCGCCGTCTTTCTTCTTCCGGTGTCATGTTTCTCCATCACTTACATCTTTTTGTAATTGATCTTTTAACATATTCATATCACGGTTTTGCTGATTATCGCTAATTTTTGCTTCGGTTTGCAACAATTTTGTTAAACTATCAATTTTAGCCTTAAATATTTCAACTTCTCGTTTTTGTGTTTCTGTGTTTTCTTGCAATGCTAATTGCATTTCTTTAATACGTTCTTCTGTCTCATTTTTATCTATTTGTATGCCTAAAGATGCTATTTTTTCTTCCGATTGTGTTTCGGCTTGCATTTGCTCTAATCGCATTTTTTCTATTTCAATATTGTGTTTAATGCGATCAGATTGGGCAGTTAACTCCTGCTCCCTTAATTTTAACGATGATTCCGCTTCGTTTTTAGCTGCTGTTACCTGTACTTGTAATAATTTTGATTGTGCGTCCATTGCCAATGCTTTGGAATGTGCAATCGCTAATTCCTGTTGAACGTCTGGTTGTGGTGGTTTTGGCGGTACGGTTCTAGGGTCAGTAAAGTATTGGTCTGAGGGTAACCCAAACGCATCTGCCATATCTGCTACGGTTTGATATAACTGATGAGGCATAACAATAGTGCCTAATCCCCCATTTTTTACTATTTCCTGTTGTTTATTCATAATAGTTTCTAACGCTATCATTTTCTTTTCTTTAGAAACCGTACCCGTACCCACTGTTACACTGGTATTTTCTCTATCTTTCCAATCTGCCGGATTAACCATCGCAAATTGATTACCTACATTAACCATCATAGGTATATCTTGATGGGTTAATAATAATTTATGAATAATTTTAAATACTGATTTGAACCCTACTTCCGCTAAAATACGAGCAATTAACTCTATTTTCATGCGAGCCGCATCATATGCCATAGCTGCAACCCCAGGGTTAATACTCGATAATGAATTTTTATCTAACCCTGCTACCTCATCGCCCACACCAGTACGTTGTTTACGCGTATCATCCATATATTCCATCATGTTAAATGCTTGAGCCGGTAACGCATTATGTGGAATCGGCGTAATATATTGCGACGCAGCACCTTCACCTTTGTATCTTACTACGCCCCCTGGCCTAGACGTTAATAAATCGTCCATATTAACATGGGTATCATTAACCGCCGTTCGCGTATTATTCGCTAAATAAGTGTTATCTAGCATTTGGCGTAACAATACGGATTTAATTCTTTGTAAATCCATTGTCAAATCCGCAATAGATAAGCCATAAAATTTATGTGGCATTAAAATGGGGCTACACGTTGCAAAAGGCATAATATCTACTTCTTCTATGCCTAATAATCGGGCTGACGACGCAGTATAATGGCCACCAGCTAACGTTACCCTCAATAATTCTGCAATATCATCGCCATCACGGTCTACATTAATGTAGCACTCTGAAATCCAATACATACGCATAGATTCTTCAGAAACATAATCATATGGTTCTTGCTCATCAGACATATTACGTCTAGCAAGTTCTTCCTCTGTTTGCACATCATCATCAAATGGCAACGTCCGTATAACATCAGGGCTGTAACCCATTTGGACTAATTCACTAAATGTTTTTTGTGTACGGTGATAACAGAAATTAACATCTTCCGTATAGGGTGTACGAGCATATCGAGCAATACCAAATTCCTCTGGAGGAACCGGTTCTATTCTAATTTGGCCGTTTCGCTCAATAGTTTTAAAAGTAACATTAACTAAGCCATTTTCTAATTCTTCCAGTTCTAACACTTCTCGCTCAGTATTAGGATCCATTTGCATGGCTTCTACTTGCATTGGCGTTAAATTTTCGTATTTTTCTTTACTTTCTTTATCTGCATCGTCCCAATAAATCTTCAAAATACCGGTTTTACTTAATAACGCATCTTTTAAAAACGTATAAGTATTATAAAAACCACGATTTTGTTTCCAATACACATAATTAGATACTTTAGTCTCTAATTTAGCCTGACTAACGTCATCTGGATTTGTAGGAGTAAACTCTACTAAATTTTCTGCATCGGTAAATATTCTTGCTAAAGACGGCAAAATCCATTCTACCGTTTCCATTACCTCACGGGTTACTACCTGACTACGGCCTTCTACTTCATCGCCGTATGGTTCCCCATAATAATAATTTAATGCTTCTGCCCGTTCATTAGATATTTCTCCTCCAGCATAACCAGAAGAACTATCTATTTCTGAACGGCAAATTGATGCAATCTGCTCGTCACTTATTGCCGTAGCCATTATTCATCACCTTGATCCCAAGTTAAACTTATTGCATCTGGTACTTCCGCTATACCAATCGCTTGCGGTGCTTTACCTTCTAGCCTGTCTGCAACTTCTTTGATTGCCCAGGCTTCTCCGTTTATCGCACATTGAATCAATTTTTGTGTAATTTTACCCAAAGCATCTCCATCGGGTACGCCTTCAGCCTTAAACCTTTTTAAATTACGATTTAATGAATTACGGAATTGGCGATTTTCTTTTGAAGCGTTTTTATTTCCTAGTGGTGCACCCATATCAAACTATTCCTGAATTACTATAATTTAATGTGTCCCATGTATTCATAATCGGTGAATACATACATCCGTATCGAAACGCATCTGCTGCATGAGATGCCCAATCATGTACCGGTTTTAACCGGAATGTTCTTCTCGTTTCGTCGTATTCTGCCCTATATTGACGTAATGCGTCTAGCCCCCTTCTGCATCGAAGGTCATCAAACCAACAATTATTCAACGTTCTACGCACTGTTTCTATCCCATCTTCCACTTTGTGCATCTTTACTATCTTAGCCTCTATGCCTAAATTGTATAGCACTTCCACTCTAGATCGCCCTGTATCTAGACTTCTTTGGCGTACATCATGCGGAAAAATATGGTCACTATATGTCCATGTTCCCGTTGCAGCTTTTTCCTGTAACACATTAACATAATGATTTAATCCTTCTCCTGATGCTTCATAGTAATCAATAACACGCAATTCTCCACCATTTCTTTGCACGAACCATATTGCTGTACTATCCCCTATACCTAAATCCCACCATGTTTCTACAGAAAACGATGGATCAAACTGTATTTTGCCTATTCTACTTTCTTTTTCTGCTGCTTCTAACAATTTACCGTAATATGCACCCTGTATTGCCGCTGTCCAAGAACATTCAAACTCTTGCAAATACTGGTCTTCTGACATTTGTTTACGAGCAGCTACTAGTTCTTCGTCTTCCAAATAACCGGTTTCTGACGCTTTATGTATTTTTACATACCAATCCGGATCGTCTTTTACACTCTGATATAAATCAAAAAAACTATTATGACCTCGCGGTGTCCCAATAAATACTGCCCACCCTTTACGGTCAGCTAATGCAGGACGCACTACTTCTGGAAACAATCTTGCACTCATCTGGGCATATTCGTCCATAATTACGCCATCTAAATATAACCCACGCAAAGAATCTGGATTATCACCGCCATATAACGTTAATCGTGCGTTATTAGGTAAATCACAACGCAATTCCGCTTCATTGTATTTTACTTCTGGTATAGGACGGGTGTAATGTTTGACCATATCCCACGCTACTGCCTTACTTTGCCTATATAAAGGGCTAATATACGCAAAACGCGGTTCTTTAAGACGGCACATTGCCGCACATTTAATAACTTCATTGATAGCAAATACTGTCTTTCCAAATCGACGGTGACATACCAATAAAGCAAAACGTTCTTTCCGGTTATGTGCGTTTTTTTGTAATTTTCTAGGGGTATAAGGTATTTTTATTTGCATTATTAGCCTTTTAAACGTTTTCTCCGTTTACTTGCTTGAATCGCTAATCCCTGTTTAGTTGCTTTCTTTTTTGCCCCTTTTCCTTTATAGGTTTTACCGCTAGTACCGTATTTGTATCCTCTGCCTGATTTCATAACGGGCATAATAATCTCCTATGCTTTGCGTGTTTTGTTTAAAATATCTTTATCAGCTTTTCTTGCACCACCCTTGCCGGAAACAAACGAGTTAACTCTACCCATAGCCCACGCAGCCATAGGGACATTGCGTGACCCACTACTTAAATACGCTCCTTGTCCTCGTCGATAAACCTGGGCTAATTGACTATAAGTAAATTTGCTATTTTCTGCTTTTTTTCTTAGCGTTGCTTTTACTTTTTCGCTTATTGGTTTTCTTTTTGGCTTGTTCGGCACGACTGCGACTTACCTCCTGAATATCAATATATTCTCCACGTTTATATTTTTTTGCAGTAGAACGTATTTCTTGTTCTTTTTTCTTAGGATTTTTAGCCCCTGATATATATTTTTTAGGGGTTCCTGATTTAGTTTTTGGGACTTTTCTAGCCATTACACTGTTTTATCTACATGATTAGTAGATTTAGGTGGCGGCACTTCTTTAACCGGTTCTTGTGGTTTGACCAACGGTTTTCGTTCTGGTGGAATAATTGACGATTGGGTAATCGGTTTATCGTAACTTACCACTTTTTACAACTCCAATATCTAGCTGTAAGTTTTGATGGTGGATTAGTATCGCATTTGTGTCTAGCTCTAAAAGATTTACGCCGTTTAGGTTGGTCTTTCTTAATCGTCATATTCGCATCGCCAAACCGTATCATTTTAGTCTGATCGCCTACTTTAGCTAATACTACGAATTTTTTACCGCCCTTTCGACTCCGTTTCGGTTTGTTATAACCCGAAAACGTTTCTCCACGATAATTTATAGTCATTTTTTCATCCCTTTAATGCCACGAATACCAAACGAGGCCGCTATAGAAGCGTACATTGCATAAGTAAACCAATCCGGTGCAGTCTCTAACGCTTGGAATCCTTCAGCAATATAGGGTCTACACCACGGAATAAATGATGCCCCTATAATAATGATAAATAAAATAGTCCATGCCTCATCTTTCCAAGAACCAGCCGAGGCTTCTGCCATTATCTTTTCCCAACCGGCTTCATGCGTAGCCGCAACCTTCATCACTTCTGCTTCCGCTTCTGCCCTGGCTACCGTGGCCTTTGCTTTAGCTTTAGACTTTTCTACCTGACCCTCTACCAAACTACCGGCAATTTTAACAATCGGTGTTAAAAAACCTAGCATTATATGCCTCCCTGTATAGATAACGGTTCTATACGATTAATCTTAAAATCAATATGCTCCGGCGTATAATTATCTAGTTTATACGCCCGACTAATCGTTTCATCATTCTCTAATACGTCAAAATACACATAAATTACCAAATCTTCAAAATTTTTACGTTTTCTGGATAAAAAAGTAAGCCAATCATTCTGATTAAACACACTCACATGAACATTCGTACCATCTGGAAAAACCTTTAGAGCTGGAAATGTGCAAATATTTAAAAAAACAAACTCAGTTGCTTTACTACAAATCTCATCTACTACCCAATGTAAATCCTGTGCGGGAATATGTTCCAAAACGTCCGTACATATAACACAATCTACCGGTTTAGGCGGTAATACCCTTAACCCCTTAATCGCCGGTTCATACAAAAATACCTTATCTAAACCCCAATATTCCTGTAACGGGTGATCAATAATATCCGTCAATAAACCAAAATCCTCACTATATAACGTCGCTTTACCCGACCCATAATCCAATAACGTCTTACAATGATGATTCCTAATTAACGTTTTTATAATAGACACAAACTTATTAATACTACGCCCGTCAAATGCCTTGGTCGTAGAGTGCATCTGAATATAATATTCCAAACACCGCTTATAAAAATCCGAAGGATTTTCGCGACTATATTCTGTATCCTCAATCATTTCTTATGACTAAATCCGAAATACGCTGCCACCACTGCACTTAATGACCCTAACAACATCATTAAAATGCTCTCAGCTGGCTCAAAACGGCTCGGAAACGCAAGTACCGCTATACAAGTGACTAATATCATCGCCAATGATGCCCACGCCATATATCGGCGATTTGACTGGTATTTCTTCTGATCAACAATCTGCGTCATTCAAATACTCCACTAATAACTCATAAATACGACATAACTTAGGATCAGATAATACAAAATCCCTAAAATCCGGCTCTTCCATCATATCCGTACTCGTCTTGAAAAATTCCGTTAAAACATACATCCTCGCAATATCCGCAAAAGCCAATACACCAACCTGGGTACTCGACGGCCTGTCATCCTCCCCTAAATAATACAAACCCATATGCTCATGCAAATCTTCCTCACAACGGTTACGAACCTCCTTTACACCCAAAATTAACTCCGCACTAATCTGCAATAACTTAGTCTTCGGTATAAAAGCCTCCCAATCCTTGTTAATCGGTAACGTGTGCGTTACACGCTCTGACTCTGTAAATGCGTCCCTCAAGTTAATTACATCACCCATAATCAAACCCTCAGTGTTTCACATGAAACATAGTGTATACCCACGAAAGGGTAAATCAAAGTTTTAGAATTTTTTTTGTGTCGCTCCAAGCCTACGCCTAAAAATCCCAGGGGGAGGGGGTCTAGAAAAAAATTGCTCTGTTGCACCGCACACTAGCTTTGTGCATTGCGTCATAGCTGTGGTAGAAAAACCACCACTTGTGGTGTAAAAACCACACCCCTATTTGTTGCAAACATACCACAGATTTGTGGTATAAAACCCACCGCCATACACGCTCTCTACTGCAAATAAAACGCTTACCCCTTGCCCTAGTATCTCCACCCCCGAAAATCAACGTAGACCTAGCAACGAGGCGATTTCCCGCCTTCCCCTTTCCTCCACCCGTTTAAGCGTAGAAACGTTGAGAGAGATTTTTCCCCCTAATTTCACCCTTTCATTAATTGAATTCAATCACAATCCCTTGAATATCGGACCCTTTCCCCCGTGAAAATAATTCATGTTTTGCTATTGACAAGTGTTGACGTAGACCCATTAGAGGGTATAATACTAGGTATAGATATTAAGGAGATGTAGTCATGTTGAATTTATACCGTAATCTGAATTGTAAGAAGTCTAGTGGTAATCGTTGGTCCATAAGAAAGAATGGGAAGGTAGAAGGTCACATTCAATCAATCGTCGCCTTTGACGTAACGTGCAACGTGCGGTCTGAGACTAAGAAGTTTAAAGAATGTTTAGCCGGTGGTAAGCGTAGTGTTTTCGCATGGTTTGAGACCGATCGAGTTACCTTCAAGAATGAGACTGTCGTTATCCCCGAAGATGCTAGTCCTATCCGATTTAATCCACGCGAAAGGGGCGAGACTCACTTCATGTGCGACGGCGTAAAGGTCACTCATTTTAAAAAGGTATGGCTAACTTCTACAGGTGAAGCTTTCGGAATACCAAGATCACGAATTATATAGTTGATAGATCGATCTCATTCTAAAGAGTGAGATCCGTTGTATTAACTAAAGGAGAAAGAAAATGAGAGACACTATAACCGAAGGAACATTTATTGATGAAATGTCAAAGCCTATACATGGATTTACTAAATCTGGAGCTGCCGCCCTTTTTGAGTATTTTACTAGTTTAGAAAGCTATGGATACGATACGACTTTTCAAAAAGAATTGGTGGACGGAGAATTTGATCCAGTAGCGTTTCGTGGTGCTTGGACCGAATACGAAAACTTAGAGGAAATCCTCGCCGACTATGATTCGATTCAAACGATGGATGAATTAAAGAATAAAACGCAAGTAATCGAATTTGACGACGGGATCATCATTCAAGCGTTTTAGTCCTACCCTGTAGCCTATTAATTGTTAGTAGGCTATCTGGTAAAGATTAAATAAAAAGGAGAATAATCAATGAGTAAAAAACTAAAAAATAAATTCCAGCCAATCAATAAAGGGGAATAATAATGGGAAAAATCAAGATCCCTTCTGAAACATGGGTCGAATTGTACAGCGAATTAGCTGGCGAAATGGTGGAATATTCCGCCTTAGACATGGATTTGTATTATTTAGGGAATGAACAAGGCGATGAAGTCTACACCGAAGAGGCACAAGAAAACTTTATCCGTTGTTCAGAAATTGTTGAGAATGTATTAGGTCACTATTTTATAAAGGAGAGTTAATTATGACACTACAAGAAGCTAAAAAGATTGTCGGGAACCAACCCCGATTCGCTATTAAAAACATGGTGAAGGCATTGAAAATGTTTAGAGCATTAAACACTGAGGAGGAGGAACGGCGATTATTGGCCGGTCAAATTGTCCTTAAAAATAAGTAATCAGATAGATCCCATCCTTCGGGGTGGGATCCCTTGTGGTTATTTAATAAAAGGAGATTAAATCATGGCCATATTAGCCGAAATAGGCGTTTCTAAAATGTCGGGTAAATTAACCGATATCGGAGCTATTAACACTAACACCCTTACTAATTCTTTTTGTTTAAAACGTTATGAGAAGGCGAAAATCGCTAATCAAAAGGCGGGGAAAACTGTAGATATTTGTGGGGTGTGCTATAGCGTTAATATGCTGCAAACATTCCGAAAATCGGCGGTTCCGGCATTCCAACGGAATACCACCCTGGCCGAAAGGATCTTAAAACCTTCAGAAATTCCGAATATTAATCGGGCGTTTTTCCGTTTTTCGGGTCATGGTGAATTAATAACGGATCAAACGATTAACGGTAAAACCATTAAATTTGGTCGGTTTAATCATATAGAGAATCTATGCTTGATAGCTGAACGGAACGATCATTGTACTTTCGCACTGTGGACTAAAAGAACCGACATCATAAAACCGTTTTTTAAGAAACGAAAAAAACCAGCTAATTTGATTCTTGTGTGGTCAAATCCGAAGGTCGATAAAATCATTAGTGATCCTCCTCCTTATTTCGATAAAGTTTTTAACAACATTTCGCGTGATTCCAACGTTCCCGATAACTGTTCCGGTCAAAAATGCCGCGATTGTTTGAAATGTTATAAGAAAGGCGGAACCGACGTTATTATTGAAAAAGTTAAATAATCGGCGAAAACCGACCGCCAAATAAGGGCGTGGTCGCGTTTAAACGTGGCCACCCTTACCTATACACCCCTAAAAAAAGGAGATTTTTTAATGTATTTTTTACTTACTAAAATTAAAGATAGCGAATTTGAAAGGATAGAAAAAGAGATTAAAGCCGCTCATACAGCCAAAGTTTTTGCCGATAATTTCTGGCATGATTTCTTGGCCTATTGTGAGGATGCTGTAAACGAACAAGGCGGGATTCCATTTTATGAGATTAAATCAACGGATAGTGCGACCGGTCGTACTCGCGAAATGTCGTTTTCTTTATCGGATTTTGAATATAACACTATTAAAGGAGATTGAATTGAATAAACAGCATAAAACTATTTTCAAAGATCCCAATGGTTGCCAATGGCTGATTAAACTAAGTAAAAAGGGAGATCGCGATCTAGCTGGACAAGTCAACCGTTCTCCAGACTTAGAGCATACGATTATTAACGTGGTTTTAACCGACGGGATGAAACAAACGCCGAAAGCCGGTCTTTTACTTTTTGGGTCGTTTTTGAATCTGCCGGATTACGACGATTTAAAAGATGCGAGAAACAAGTATTTCCCAGAAATGTCCGATTATACGTTAGATGAAGTCAAAGCCTGGGTCATGTCATGTTTGCATTTTTTACCCTCGGGTCGTTATTTCGTCGGGGATCCGTGTTATTTCTTGTCGGAGGATAATAAACGTTTTGCATTTGGCGAATACATAAAACGTCGAGAAAAAAACGATATAAATCCGGTTTTTCTTTCCATAGCTGGGAAAATTATGGCGATGTTGGCTACTACTCGCGACGGCGGCTTTCTAGACCAAAATAAACGCGAGTATAGCGTGGATTCTGGCACGTTGGGAGCTATCCCCTTCGATCTGTTAGAGGATCACCCGAAAATGGCTCCCGACGATTTAGGCAAAATTCACCGATTCAACAAACCGTTTCAAGTTAAACGGGGTCTTAAATCAACTATCCATTTTGGCAAAATAAGAATCAAAATATAAAGGAGAAATTAAAAATGAGAGGCAAAATCGATTTCATGTCTAGGGTGCTATCAGACTGGTGTACCCTACATGACATAGACTTAAAGTGTGCTAACGACATACTTTGTGATGATATGTTTACTTTAAAATGTCAGCACAAACTAAGTTACGATCAAAAAACGTGGTTGAAAAATTACATCGACGTTTGGGAAAACTTAAATTTATAAAGGAGATATCATGAAAACGATTACGAGAATCTTTAACGACGGTGGGAAAATTACTGTTCATTTAAAAAATGGGGTGATTTGTGGCGTGGTTGGAGCTATGAAAAACCGCGATTTTAAACGTTTTTTGGAGGAGATAAGGGGGTTAAAAAATGTCTGATCTTAAAACACTAGCTCTCGCTATTTTTGCCATTAGCGTTATTGTATTGGGGTGTTTTGCACTATCGCAGTATTACTTAGTGCTTTCCTACAGCCTGGGTGGTTAATCTATCGGGGGGGGATTATCCCCCCTTTTTTTTGTGGTCAATAATCGTCACGTTTCGGTCGTAATAATTATCGGAATATTTTTGTATGATGCCGAATTGCTTTAAAGCCGACCAAATAATAAAACCGGTAAATATTAACTTAATGATCATCTAATAACTCCAAATTGTAGGCCGTAAATTGCCCGTCTTGAGGTCTAGATGGATAAACCGACCCGTACCCTTCTGATTAATGCCTATGCCGTTGAAACGCGGTATTGCGAGTTTTAGCAATTCATAAGCATTTTTTCTATCCACGCGGATATCAGCCGCGACCCCTAAAACATGAGCACCGTCCCGACCACTACTACTGATCTTGTCGTTGTAATCAGGACACCGATAGGCAGACGATAAAACGATAGGCTTACCCCAATCCTCTCGCAATTGATCCAAAGCCTCCAAAAAATGCGGTTGCATCTCGCAAGTTTCGCAACCACACTGACAAATTAGCTCCTTTTTATCAAAATACCTTGAAACGTCCATGTTCCCTCCTAAAATGGTAGATCATCCGGTATAAAGTCATTTTCCTCTACCGGTACATCCTCTCCAATTTTTTTAATTTTCCAAATAGCCAGTGAAAGAAAATAACGATGTTCAAATTTACCCTTTCCAGGCCGTCCTTTCACATTGGCGGTGATTTCTACCAAATCGCCCCTTTTTATGGGGTTCAATAAATCAATAGTATCATTAATCGCCTCGACTGGAATGGTTTCTGGATAATCCCCACCGGTATCGATTACTATCTCCAGTTTTTTAAAATTATCTGAAATCTCTTGAATTTCTTTTTTGACTATTACTTTTCCCGAAAATACATAAGGTTTCGCTTTATTCATTTTCTCAAATCCTCAATTTTAATTTTTGACTCGCTATCGGGGTTTTTATATTCAGCCTCCAAATCTGCGACGTTCACGTTCAGTTTTTTCAATTCCACAGTCGCCAATCGTTTCCAACTGGTCGACCCTTTTCGACCTTCCTTTTCTACAATTCGCAAATGGAACCCCTCCGAATTGATGGGGATCTCGCCCGATTGAATCGCTTCCATTACCTGTTTTTCGGCGTGGGAAAAATCGTCTTTCGCTTGTGAAAAATGATCTAATGCCCGTTTGTAGTTTTCTAAAATCGGGCGTTGGTCGGGAGAAATCGGGACACAATCGGTCATGTCTTCCTCATCACATTCTAGCAACCACCACATTTCTTCCCAGGCTTGTTTGATTTCTGAGTGAATTTGGGGATTCGGTTCTATCCCAAATTCTTTCCATTCACCATCACGCGGATCCACTATGATTAACGTTGCACATTCAGCCTCAGTCACCATTAACTGGTGCTGAATTTGATAAAAATGCAAATCCCATATTTCTCCGGC